GCTATAGCGGCTGAATGCTCAGTGTCTGTATTCTCTGTCCAGACTAAGACCTCACCATTAACATTTCCAACAAGGCGTAAATCAAAGAACTTGAACGGAGATATAGGATTTAATGAACGGAAGTAAGGAACCCATCCTGTTTCCGGTGTTATTCCATCGCCAGTGAAATCAGTTATATAGAAACGCATAATCCCACCATTTTAATCAATACCCCAATTCTAGCAGCTTCGGCCAGCTAATCAACGTTACGCCCCCTGGCGATGCTCTGTGACCCAAGGGGGCGTATTACTTCATTACTCTTTCGGTACCGCTCGGCACAATGCTTGCAGTTCCGCTTTGTTCGCCTTCACGTCGAACTCTACTTTACTCAACGTGAGGAAGTTCTTCAGGTCATCGTTCTTCATGTCGCTGAACTCATCGGCTGCAGGTGCTGGTGCGACGGCTTTCTCTTTCCAGATGACGTCATCTGGGCCAAGATCGGATTCATTAATTACTTTGAAACCGCCGTACTGCTTATGTTCTTCCGAAACTATTCGGACTGTCGGACAAGTATCCACTAGGTTATCCCCTGGTAAGTAGGTGGGAAAAGGCCCCCGTGGTGGCGGGCCGCATATTACTAAGCGCCGATCAGCAGGCAAGTATGACGAGGTGCGATCATTTTCACACCCCAAGCCGCATTGACTTCGTAACGGACCTGACGTTTCTGACGGTACACTACGAACTCATACACGATACCTGAAACTGGATCAGGGATCAGCATCAAGTCGTCCGCGTCATCACCGCCCTCAGGCATGGCGGGGGCTCGAGTCGCCAGCTGAATAGCCGAACGATGGAACGCCATGCTACGCTTGGTGGCCGCCACAACGGTGATCGCCTTGGTGGCCGCGCTCATTGCTACGCGAAGACCTGGCTCTACCAGAGTAATGGTGCCGCCGCCTGATACGTCTGCATCCCCAGAGGCCAAGACATACTCGTTAGTGTCCCCTGCGAAGGTAACGATATCACCAGCAAGTAGCGTACCGGTACCGGCAGAGGCCAAGGTCAACACTGTGGCGCCAACCGCGTAGCCTGCGTTATCTGTAGTGGCCGAAGCGCCCGTACCCGCTACCGAAGTCTCGATCTGAGCAGAACGCCCCACCTGGAAGCCTTCCAGATCGCCCACAATGCCTCGGCGCAACAGATCATCGGTGCCCGCAGTGTTCATCTGGAATAAGGTACTCTGCTTACCTTTCAGATTCGACATGTGCGAACTGGCCAGAACCAAGTGAAGGTCACTCTCTGGAGCGCCGTTATCCACCAGGATCTTATCGACACCGGCGATATCGGACAGGTCGCCCGCCGTAGCGAACGGAGTGCCCGTAGCCGTGCCATGCGCACGGGAACACTGCGACTGCAGCGCTGCCAGGTCAGACTCCATCTCATTACTGAGCGTTCGGATCGCCTGAGTAATACGGTCCAGGTTGATCCCAGTCAGGGTCCCACCGTTACGAAGGCCCAAAGTTTCTTCACCCGTGATGCCGAAAGGCACGGAGCGGGCTTTCTGGATAGTCATCTGCACGTTGCCGATGGTCTGAGCCGGAGTGTCCGCAGCGTACGCCGCAGGCGTCAGGTCTTCAGCAGGCATCGCGCCTACAACTGGCGAGTTGACAAAGCTACCCAGAGCGGCACGTTCAGCCGTTGAGTCGCGGGAAACCGCTGGGATCAAACCGATCCGTTCGCGGGAAATAACATCCATGGCCTTGTAAAAGGTAGGAAGCAGGTTGGTAAGGGTTAACGCGCCCATTGTAATTCTCCTAGTTAAGTGAAAGGTTCTCCACAACTGCCTCCCAGGAAGTCGTGCTTTTTCCCCTCCGGCTCCTGCCGAAAGGTATTAATCTACCGGGACAGTGCCCGCTGCAATAGTGGCCGCCCTTTCTTGAGGGTTTTGCGCCTCAAAAGCGGCCCGTTTTATGGTTTTGCTGCCACCAGAGTTTCTATCTCCGGAGCTATCTGGGCTCCCGCTATTACCATTAGGGAACCAATGAGGGCGCTTCTCAGGCATCCCTTCGAGCCACTCAGCAGGGGCGTACGGCGTTTTGCCATCTTTGCCCATGATGATGTTGTTGTTCTCATCGAACTGGACAGCGTTGCCTTCTTCGTCCAGCTTAAACTCAATACGCCCTGCCAGCAACGCATCTTCGATGGCCTTCGGGTATAGACCAGCGGCCATTGCAGCGGCGCGGAGTGAATCATCCAGCACCTTCTGACTAAACTTGCCCGCTTTGGCCTCTGCGGCAGCCGTTGCGTCAGTTGCGGCCTTTATCTGAGCATCGGCTTCCTCCAGGGTCTTAGCCACACGGGCGTTAATTACTTCTGAGACCTTGCCTTCCGCGATCAATTTCGCTTCGTCATCATTCTCAAACTTGGCCATCATCTCTTTGACCTTCGTGGGGTTTATCCCATCGAAAGACGATAAAGTCGTTTTTACTTCATCGAGTTGGGCCTGCACTGCTTTCTTCTCAGCGAGTATTGCCTCTTTACTCGTTTTCAGACCGGCGACCAATTCGTCTACTTGGGCCTGGGTGAAAGTTTCTTCCCCGTCAAAACGGTACGGAGCCCTCATGGCCTCGACCGATGCTGCGATTACTTTACGTTTAAACATCTGTTCCATCCCCCTGGGATTTGTCGGCGTCAATTAACGCTTGCTCGTCCTCGAACTTAGCGCCTGGTGAGTATACTTCGCCCTTCTTCAGAAGAGCGAATCTTGTTTCGGCGGAGATGCCTTTGTTCTGCCAGGCCTCCACCACTGCTTTAAACATCTCCGGCGTCATCGGAGTGTGGAAAAAGTCCCGGTTCAAGTCGTACCGAGCTTCTCCGTCCGCCCCCGCCCACTGAGTCAGAGTGGTTAGCGCCATGCTGATCCCCGTGCTGATCGTTTGCGCCATTGTGCTGAGTATAGACTGTTCTCCGGCTCGGTGGATCAAAGCGGTTTCTGCAGCCTCGATGCCGGGCTTCTGAACTTCAAGCAACCGGGCGCCCAATACGACCATCTGGGCTTCTTTGCGGTCCAGGTTCTTCTCCAGCGCGGGGAAACCTGAGACTCCAACCTCCACCATATCCGCTTTCGACAACGGGTTGGGCAGCACGATAGCATTTCCCGCGCCTACTTTTATCGAGCCCCCCGCCTCCAAGCTATGACCTGTGATCACCATGGTGGGGATTCCCGACCAATGACAGCCATTCTCGTAGTCGGCGGTGACTCGGTAGTGCGACAGGTTAACGTCGATGAGATCGATGAAAGGTGGCTCTTCGACGTCCGTGGTAGTGTCGTCCGGAGAAATGAAATAAAACGGGATAAATTCGAGGTTTTTGCCCCCCATCTTCGGGTAGAAAGGCCCCTCTACTAAGACGTCTTCGTCCTTGTCATTCACCTCAAATACCCGGACCCGGTAGATATGTACGTCGTCTTTCCCTGTCGGAGTCAGGTCGAGAACGCGGAACCGCTTAGTCGTTTTTGACGTAAACTCAGTCTCCTCAACCACGTGGTTCTCGCGGAGGCGCACTTGGGAAAGCATCGTTTTGTTATTTACTTGGGACACTTTCCAGTTATAGATGGCCTCGGCCACGAAGAGTTGCATGGACGGGCGTAACTTGAGTCGCTGGGCGTCCGCCAGGGTGATGCCCTCCGCGGCCACTGGGTAGTTGTCCCAGATGCCACTCCGTCCCACCAAGAGGGTTTCCTCTGACACTTCCAAAGCAAAAACGTCTAACGGGACCCCCGTATTCGTGATGTCCTCCGCCAGGTACTTGACTGACTCGGGGATCACGGTGACCGCGGGCTTGCGGAAGAGCAGCCCCAGGAATCCTACGACGGTGCGCCAAGTGGCGTTATAGAGCACGGTGCGCTCGAGGCGAGCCTTATACTCCGGGTCATCCTCGTCGGTCAGTTTTGGTAAATATTCAACCGTCTTGGCGTGCAGCTTCCGCGTGCCGCCGGCAACGTCCCGCGCCTTCGTCCAAACGGGAAGCATCTCGTCATACTCTGGATGCGTTTTGTTGACTTCAGCCATCGGATAAACTCACGCCGTTGCCACAGTAAATGTCGAAAGTGGAGGCTATCGTGACGGCTTCAACTGCGCTTGCTCCCGCCGCCATGGCCCCTAGGGCAAAAGCTCGACCGTGCCCCCATGCCATGCGGGGATCTAAAACTTCTTGGGCGATAGGCTCTTGCTCGTACTCGGTCAACTTCCCGTCTTTCAGGATGAGAAGGGATGTCCATTCATCTTTCTTCTGAAAAGCAGGCCACTTCTCCGGGTCCGCTCCTTCGCGGAACCACTTAGCCAAAAGCAACCCCTGCTCTTGAATTCCACACCAGGCAAGGACGGTTCCGTCTGGGAACTTTTGCATTTTAACCATCGTGAAGGTAAGGCCGTTGTTCGATCCCATCCGATCGGCAACAAGGGTCTTACCATCCCAGGCGACTACGCTCACGAGCGTTTCTTGCTCGCGGTGTTGGGCTTGCTTAGCTTTTCAACAACTTCTTCGACCGAGGCGTATGCTGGTGCCGGTACCGGTGCTGGTTCGGCCTGTATCTCAGACACTGCGATCGACTGACCTTGGTGCAGGACCTGCGACGTTGACTCGCCTTCCGCCAATTCCACGGCGGGGTAGCCATGAGGCACCTTCGAAAATGGGTCTACTATTTCGACCCGGACCTTGTTGCCGCCAGCGGTATCTTCTGCAGTAACTTTTACGATTGTGGTCACAGTTTTGTCCTCCGGTGGGCTGTTATGCCTCGGTGAAATCTACATAAAATTCTTGCCCTTGGCTAAACTTCCCAATCAACTCAGGGTTGTTTATGACCATCTTCAGGTCCGCCTGCGGGGTCCAGCGTGCGAACGTGTTGTTTTCGTCAGACCCGTCCTCCGGGTACCCATCACTCTTGCTTACCGCGTTGAAGTGCAGGGTCTCGCTACCCACCCCGTTTTCGCCAGCAACTACGCTCGCCACTTTCACTTTTGCTCGCATCACGTTCGTTTTCATTCGTCTTTCTCCTGCACTGGTTTTCTCGGATAGTAGCACAAACCCCGGAGAGGTCTATAGCCCCCGTATTTTCACTTGCTGCGCTGCCCTAGGAACTAGCAGCTGCTCAAACCCCCTGCTAGACCCGTCGACCTGATCATCATAGTCGCCATTCGGGAAGGCCCCGAGCTCCAGGGTGTAAGAATCGTTCCACGCCCCCCGGATCATATCGACGTTGCCAGCGTTAACTTGAGACGCGAACGGCTCGGCCCTGGTGACCTTGTCACCCGTCTCGGGGCTGAAGTGCAGCCGGTGACCAGCAAACGCCCCCGCGAAATACTTCACCTGGAACTTGCCGGCCTGGCCTGGGTCCTGGGGTATCGAGTGCAGCACTGCCGGCCCGTCATTAACCATCGTGGTCTTCAGGAATTTCTCCACGGTGTGGGGCATGCCTCGTATGCGCTTGACGTCGCCGATAATGAACCGCCCGCTCGGTTGGCGCCCTAGCAGAGGCCCCGCCGTCCAGTCAGGATCAACATTCGGCTTCTTCAAATCGACCTCGGTACCCGCCAAATCCCACCCTCGAACCCACTGGGTGCCCGCTTCCGCGACTTCCACTATGGTAATCATCTCAGGGGTGAAAACACCGCCGTCCCGGGTCAATTTCGGCTCTCCGCCCCAGATATGCCGGTATTTCTCCGGGTTGAGCTTCTTCATTTTCGCCGCTTGTTTCAACATCATGACGTCCAGGAGAGGGTTTTCCTCATACCCGACCTTCATAACGGTCATATCCTCGTCGGCGTTGGCAACATAGTTGACATAGGTGGGGTCGGTGATCAGCTCAGTGTTAAAACCGATCCAGATCTCAGCCCCGGGTTTACGAATCGTCGGATCCAGCTTGTCCCAGGAGTTTTCGGTAACGTCCGCGGCCTCCTCCACCCAACAAATATCCGCATCCTCGAAGGACTTCAGTTCGTTGATGTTGTGTCTGAGTCCCCGAAACGCAATTACGCTACCGGTGACCTTGCAGCGGATCTCGTTCACCAAAATATCAAAATACTCGATTAACCCTAACGACCTGATCTTGATCTCAAGCAAACTCAAAACCGAATCCGCGATAGTCGATTGAATTTCACGACAACAGAGGATTTTAACCTTGCCCTTGATCGACCGAAGGATGGCAGCCGCTGCGAACTGGTGGGACTTGGCTCCGCCGCGACCGCCGTAGTACACGTAATACCGAGTGCGTAAGTGCCCGGGGTCAATCACAAGGTGGGGAGGGACGGGGACGCCCTCTTGGTCAACGATCCCCCGTGTCATCAAGTCAAACTCCCCCGCGACCGGCCCGTCGGGGGTGGCGATCACAGGTAGGCGTCCATCTTCGAACAACGGGAGGAATTTATCGTTGGGGATGGGGATTGTGTTAGCGCCTAAGGCGTTACATAGCTCGCTCATTGTTCGAGGTTAGCATATTTACCGTGGGAGGGCTGTTTGCTCCGCTCGTGGCGCTGTTGGGCGTAGCTTTCCGGATCGTTTCGTTCGCACCGTAACTTTTCGAATTTTTTATTTTTATAAAAATGTGGCGGGGGGAATTTCCCTGAGAAAGTGCCGGGGGGTTAACGGTTACGGGTGGCTTGGCACGTCCGCCGCGTCGTAGCGCTCCCAACTCATCGCCCCGGCACGTCCGCCGCGTTATTCTTCGGGCGTTGGGGTGATGTTAATTACCGGCTGCCTGTCGTTGGTCGGGGGCAAGACTTGAAGGGTGAAATTAAACGTCGGTGCGGTATTTGTGGCCGTTGGGCCGTCCGTATCAACGGGGGCCTTTTCCCGAAACGCTGCGTTCCGTTGCGCGGCGCGTCGGTAGCGGTGGTCCGCCTGTAATTTACGAAGGGATACTTCAGCGGACGTTAAAACGCGGTGGTGTTCGGTCCCGTCGTCGTCGGTGCCTATTAACGGGCCGGGGGCGTCGATGATGTCGCCCGCCGCGTCGATGATTTGTTCGGCACTGGCGCGGCGGGCGGTGGTAATTATCGTTCGCTGTTCGTCGTCCAGGTTGTGAAGGAATGAGGAGATAGCGTGAGGGGGCACGCCCAGTAGTTCGGCGATTTTAGCGTTCGTTAAACCCGACGTGATTAACGTGGCCAGGTTATCGACGCCCACCGCCCGCATAACCGCCGCGTCTGGTACGGATATCGGTAATTTCGGACGTTCGCTGATTGTCGCTATTTCGTTAATTTTCTTGGTCCTCACGCGCGCGGCGTTTGCTGGTGTTCGGGGCGATTCGTACGCCCCGTGGTTCGTTAATCGTTGGTCGTTCGTTAATCGTTGGTCGTTCGTTAATCGTTGGTCGTTCGTTAATCGTTGGTCGTTCGTTAATCGTTGGTCGTTATCGTGCTGGTGTTGCGTCGTTGGAATGATCGTAGCCTAAGCGCTCAGGATTGTCCACTGAGAGCGATTGTCAGCCTTGTAGCGCCCTTAACTCTCGCCTAGCCTGCCTACTCCGTGCCTCAGTCGATGCGTACGCCCCATACGACCCGAGTTAATCACAACGGTGGATAATACTCCGTACGCTGGTACGGGGTAAAATAATGGTGGTAACGTAAGCTGTTGATTTGTATCCTTAATAAGGTACTTTACTCCAATACTCTGTATGAGGGTTAACTAATGACAAGGCACTATATTATAAGCCCCCTCTATAATTAGCGAAGAGGGACCCCCCCCAATCTGACAGGGCTGAGTAATGGAAAAAGTACGGAGTATCCGGAGTATTCGTTTATGGCCTTTAAAATCAATAACCTAGCGCACTCCGTACGCTGGAGTACTTTGGAGTAACAGAGTATTTTAGCGTCGTACGGGGTGCGGTAATTCGTTATGTGGCTACGAAAGGCCGTTAATTATCGTTTGGGGCGTCGTTAATCCGTTATCGTTAATTATAGAAGGCGTTCGTTAATTATGGCGGAGTCTCGTTAATTACGAAAAGAATTAGCGAAAAGGTGGAAACTGACATAATGTTATGCTACAATAAATTATAGAAAGTTAAGGAGAAATAACGAAATGAAAACGAACCTGATTACCACCGCCGCCGCCGCGCTGCTGATTGCCGCCGCGCTTGTTTCTACGGTCGGATATTTTCAGCACGCCGCCCATGTTGAAGCGACCGCCGGTTGCGTAATGGTCGAGAAAGGATTGGGATTAACAGACCGGCACCCGTTGGATTAAATAATCATGACAACCGAAACGACCAGTTACAGCTACTCGGAATTAAAGAGAGCGTACAAAGAGGCCTACAACGCTGGAGACCCTTGGGGGTCGAATATCTCCGCACTGTTTAACGTTAGCGCGGAGCTTTGGCACCGGGGCGCGCATATCCCTTGGGAATATTCGCCCGGCATGGCCAGCGACCCCCGCGAACCAGACGACTATTTGTATGAAGCGTGCGCCGGGGCAAGTGATGCGAACCTATTGCGGTTCGGGGCTGTACTTAATCGCTTTGATGAATACCTACGTTTTAAAGAATTGAACTACTAAGGAGAATTAACGAAATGAAACTCAAAGACTTAAAAGGCACGTTTACCGCCACGGCGGTGATTGACTCCGACTTTGTGCTGGAGAACGCCGCGGCCATCTTGGCCAGCATAACGGAGCAAGTGGGGGAACAAGGCGGCGCGATCGAAGTTGGGGACGGGTGGGCTTGCGTAGTGGGCGGCACCCAGCGGTGGCGCTTGCCCTCCATGGACCGGGTCCGCTCGGGCGTCGTAGCGTTTCGATCTAAGGATTTCACCTTCACCTATACTGATAGCCTGGGGGTTGAGCACACGTCATACTGTGACAAGCCCAAAGCGGCGGCCATGACCGATGAAGGCTTTACTACTTTAAATTTCTCGGGCGATGTCACCACCTGGACCCTGGAGAAATAATGCGGACCCACGCACATAGAGTCGGCGTGCTACCTGGAGAAAGGGCGCTAATGTTCGCCTTGTTGCGCCACCGTTCATTCTGTTTATTATTTTGTTTTATTGATTAAGGAGACCGCACCCATGGAAACGCAGTATTTGCACCGGTGGCAAAAGCGACGAGCCGACGAAATAAACGCGGCGATAGCGGAGCTCAAGACTCTAGCCTTAACCCCTAAACCGCGCCCCATTCTAACCGCGCTGGAGTTGGTCCCTCTGTGCCCGATCCGGGCCGCCGCCGCGGCTGCCGAGTACAAACGGTGGGCGCAGAGTACCGGGAATTTCTACAACATTAACGCGGCCGCAACTGCGGCCGGTAATCTGGAGGCGGTCCGATGAACGTTCAAGACGCAGAAAAGAATAAAGGCCGCCTGGTTCGGGTATCCGACGGAACGCCCCGCCCGCCCGAGCGGTTTAATAAAAAATTAAAAACGTGGGAATATTCCAATTTTTCCGGGGAGCTAGGGGAGATTCGCGTCAGTCGGGACGGCTCCAAAATGACAGCCGAGATATTCACCAGCGCGAGCGCCTTTTGCGTTTCTAGCAAGTGGGTTGACCTTGACCGGGTCTCGCTAATATGAGCGGCCGGGCGGGCTTTAGTCCCCGGGTATGTGCCACAAGGTCAATTAAACACCTATCGACTTCGATTAACTGAGGAGAGAAACGCCAATGGATGAACAACAAGATAACGCCCGCCGTTTATTAAAGGCCGCCAAAGCTGGCGAGTTTAAGGACCTGGCCGCCCTCAGGGCGAGAGGTAAAGAACTCAAGGCCACGGGATCGGTCGTGGGGTGGGTGGCGGACGCATGCACCGCCGACGGTCTCTACCGCGACCAGCAAACAGAACCGGCCGCATAAACGTGTCCCTCCTTGAATACACGACGCCTGACGGGGTGCCGGTCCTAAAGACAGGCCGCCCCGCTCGGGTCTCAATCAACGAGTTCAACAGAATTTTAGGGTACAAGCTCCGCAAGGATTTCACCGGCGAGCTTGGGACCACGGGAATCATCATAAAAAAGTTGGAGTATTAACCCATGCCTAAATCAATCCAAACGCACCGCATGACCCGCGGGCAAATAGTGGCCAGAGACGGAGACAACCGTTTGAACTTCCGCCCCCCTATGGAAATGACCACCGAAGAGGCGCACGCCGCCGCCGCTCGGAAGTTCGCCGCGACATTCTGGAAAGGCCGAGCCGGCCACACTTTCGCGGTAGGCTCCACTATTGAAGGTTTCGTATTCGTGCCGCTCCAATACCCCGGGAACACGTTTAAGATTTTTAAATATCATTCGACGGATCCGGACCGTTGCCGCGTTTACTACAGAAGTTCAGGGTCTGCCGTGTACTGCCTGCAATATTCCGCAGACCCTCAAGGGTTTGATTTATTCAGCTGCACAGCAGAGGGTGAGCCAAGCCACCCGTTCCCCCTTGCCAACTGCTACTTTGAAATACCCCGGGGAGACGCCCCGATTGACAACGAAGTTATTCAGTTTATTAACCAGGAGAAAATAGAATGTTCATAGGCCAGCCAGTATTTAAAAATGAGTCGCTCGGGTGGGTTTTCAACATCGCCGCAGGCAACCCCAATTTATTTGTGATTGGCGGGGGAGGGCTCACCCCTGCCGGGTCGAGTGTGTCGGTCGTTTGGGAGAATGGCCGATTGTCTCACGGGATCGACGAAAGCACAGCGGCGGTATGGCTCCGCCGTGTGCCCCCCACGGCCTCAGTGAAAACAGCGGAAAAACTAGCCGCCCTGGTTGAGGCCGCCACGGAGAAGGAACAAGCCGAACGTGAGGCCCGCGACGCAGAGCACGCCGCCCGGGCTGAACGTGAAGCCGCATTCAAGGCAGACGCCGCCACGCGGGTTCCTGAGTGGGCCAAAGCGGTGATTATTGCAGAGCGTCGGGTCGATGAAAGTGACTCTATGAGTGACTACCACGGGAGCCGAACCGAACAAGTTTTAATTTTGGGATTTTCTAAGCATAACCGGGACCTATTCCCCGAAATGAAGAAAGCCGCCGCGCATGTTGAAGAGGTCGCGCACCTGGCTGGTGAACGGTACGACCTCCGCCCGGTCTTCGTCGCGGACGTCAATGACGATGGCCATTATTTCCATCGTGGGAGTCTTTCACACTGGCACCGGGACGAGACCCCCGCCGAACCTTTCACCAGTGAAGCCGCCGCGCTGGCCTATGTTGAGGCGCACCCACTCGAGTCTATCCAGTTCGGAGAAACAGTAGCGGAGTTCGAGTGGTCCATTAAAAAGCGGGACTTTGAACACCGGGAAAAATATAGTATGGGTGCCGGGTTCTACCTAAAAGACGGCCACCGCGACGCGGACGGCTGGGGAATTCGTAAGGTTTCGATCGATGGCCCTCGTTCGGTCCCGATCGGGGAATGGCGCCTGGCCAAAACACCGAAAAAGCGCACTCCCCGCGCCGATCACAACACGGCTTCCGCGCACCTTACCCAGGAGTTGGGGCAAAACGTCGAAGTCCGGGAAGGCACCAAACCCGGCTACTCTGAGGTAATTTTTCAAGACAAGCCAGACGAAGAAACACGCGCCAGCCTGAAGGCGGCCGGGTTCCGTTGGTCGCGGCACAATGGGTGCTGGTATGGCCTGACGTCCAGCTTGCCGCTTGAGTACCTGGAGGAGGCCGAGGAGATTTACACCCTCCGCGGAGAGGGTACGTTATCCGAAGGCGGGGAAGTCATCGCGAAAGTAACCAACGCGTCAATTCACATCGACCGGACAGGCGACAAACTCCGCGCCCTGGCCGACGGAATGCAGAAGTCTATAGATGACAAACTCGGAGAGAAGCAGACCAACACGGTCAAGCGCCTAGCCCAGGCCGCCCACTCTCGCCTCAAAGGGGAACGCGAGCAGCGAGCGCAGCAAGCCCTCTACGCCCTGGCAGACCTGCGCGACGCCGGGACCGTTCCGCCCGTCCTAGTCAAGCTGAAGAGCAAAGCCGCTGCCATTGCCTTGGTCGGCACTAAAACGGAGATGGCCCCGAACGGGTTTCACACATACCACATCTGCACCGGTGAACCGATCAGCACGAGCCCCGAGGCCGTCGCATTGTGGTCACTCCTGGAGGGCAAAACCCCGGAGGAGAAAGCCGCCGAAGAATTACGGCGTACGATCGAGGGCCTGCAATTCACGAAAATTCCGGGCTATTTTCCCACGCCCCCGGCGGTTGTTGCGGAGATGATGGAGCGAGCGGACATCCGGGAAGGTGACGCCGTCGGGGAATTTTCCGCCGGTTCCGGGTACATCGCCGACGCGATCTACGAAAACATGGGAATCAAGCCCGATTGTTGCGAGATAAACTACACCTTGCGCGGCATCCTGGAGGCCAAGGGTCACAACCTTATCGGGGATGACTTCATGGGGTTGCTGCCCGCCGGGTCATATTGCCCCAATGACGGGGCCGTCGCGCCTTGCCGTTACGATCGGGTACTCCTCAACCCGCCGTTCGAGAACATGCAGGATGTAGACCACGTAAAACACGCGTATCAATTCCTTAAACCGGGAGGCCGCCTCGTGTCTATCATGTCCCCCTCGGCGTTTACGAATAGCACCCACAAGGCTTCGGACTTCCGCGAATGGTTCGACCGCATGGGCGGGGAACGCATCGACCTCCCGGAGGGCTCGTTTAAGGAGTCCAACACCGGGGTGAACACGGTTTTGGTAGTCATCGATCGGGAGGGCTAGACTATGCTCACGGAACCAACAAACGAGGAGCGGGCCGAACGTGCCCGTAAGTGCCTAGAGCTGCACAACCAGCTCATGGATGACGTCGGGGCGACCCCTGAGGACGCGGTGCACTGCCTGATCGCAGACCTCCAACATTTTATGGACACCGTCGACGGGGATTTTGACAACATGTTAAATCTAGCCGAGATGCACTATGACGAGGAGAAGGAATCATGACGTTCTGGGATGTTCTCGTGGCGGGGGTGGGCATCGCGCTACTAATTGAGCTTATTATAATTTTATCGGAACCGGAGTAAGAGAGAATGAACACTATTTATCAAGATTTTATGGCCTACCGAAAAGTGGCCCCGGAGGAACTCCAGGAAGTTTTGCACCGGGCGGTTGAGACGGAGATCGAGGTATACGCCAGCCTCCGGGCGCATGTTGGAACCTTCAAGGAGCCTCTCGGGGGCGCCGAAGTAGGCCGAGACGCGGGGGCGTTGCTCGTCCCTTTGCTGTCCCGGAACGCCCAAGAGCTGCGGCTCTTCCCCGATACTAGGGTTTTTGGGTACCCCCTGGCCTTGGCCCACTCAGGAACTCGCGTG